AAACTAATGTAATAGCTTCAAGAGCTGAAAGTGTGCTCGCGTCTGTAATTTCCATTGGAAGTTCGGCATCATCAACTGAAATAGTTACTGTATATTGGTTTGCATCTGAAGCAGCTGTACCAGTTTCACCTGTACCAGCAGAACCTTCTAATGGATTATCAACACCAATTGCCCAATATTTACCATTTCTATCTTTTACGATACCAGTAGCTTGACCCATTAACATTGCCATTACTTCGATTCTCTTAGAAGTTTCCATTTTTAAGAAGTTCATAGTAAGCTCACTTGAAAAATAGTTACCAGAGTTATCGTTAACAGTTAATGTAGAAGTTAAGGAAGCTGCACCTTTTCTTAAGTTATAAACTTTAAATGCTGTAGTAGCATTTGGTTTAATAGTATGTGTTGAAGCATCTTTAGTCCATTCAACAGCAGCAGAATCTGCTAACCAAACTTTAGCAACACCACCTACAGAATCTTTGCAACCAGCATTTAAACCACTTAAAGTATATGAAGTACAATTTGCCATAATTTTATAATTGTTTAATTTTTGTAAGTTTTTATTTGAGAGGTAGCCGTATTACTACCTCTCTTATTTGTTGTTAAATTTTGATTAAGCTTGAGCAGCTTCTGAAAGAACGATTTGGTCTGGGAAAGCAACTTGAGCACCTGCATTGAATTTGATAGCAACACGGAACTCTTGATTGTCTTTACTATACCAAATATCGAATGATTCAGCATCATCAGCCATATCAACACCGTAGAATAAGTTCTCTGGGTCAGCAGCTAACATTTGACCTTTACCACTTAAACCTGGAACACCGTGTAATTTAGTGTTAGTACCTGGAAGGATAATAGTTTTACCACCATCAACTTCAGGATTGTAGTGATATAAGTTCTTAGCTGTGATTTCAAGAACGATTGAACGGAATTGGTCTTCACCTACGAAGATTTCAGCTTTATCTAAGATTTCAGCTGGAATAGCTTTATAAACCTCAAGAGCAGTAGCATAATCAGAAGCACCTGCAGATACGTCAATTACATCAGCTTCTGCTTTAGCGATAGTTAAAAGACCATCGAAACCATTAGAAGCATTAGTAGCGTTCCAAATAAGGCTTTCTAATTGTTTGTTAACACCTTTAACGATGTTTTCTGTGATTTTTTCTTCGAAAGGAAGAACTTCACCACCAGCTTTAACAACTAATTGGTCATTCATCCATTTCTTTCTTAAATCTTCCTCGCAAAGAGACATATTTACTTTGTAAGGAGCAACTGTCATAACACGTTGTGTGAAGGAAACGTTGCCAGATGCATCGAAACCACAAGTACGTGTTTGAAGAACTGGGTCAGTAGCTAAAATGTTTAAAGCTTCTTTGTATTTTACACCAGTCATTAAATTTACATATTGTCTTGTTTCAAAACCGAAAACAGCTTTTGACAATAATTCACCTTTCTTTTGTTCAACATAGTCAGGTAATGTATTAACTTGAAATGCCATAATTTTATTTAAATAAATTTTTATAGTTTTGTTTTTATTAGAATCTCGGTTTGAACCAAGACTTGCTTTCTTCTTTTTGTGATTTTAATTGTTCTTCTGCAGGTTCTGCATCAGATTTTTCTAATTCAGCTTTCAATTTGCCGATTTCTTCATCTTTTTCAGCGATGATATTGTTAAGTTCTTCAATTTGTGCTTGAAGTTTAGCAATTTCTTCATCTTTAGGGTCTGCTTCTGGAGCTTCTTCTGCTTCAGGTTGTTCTTCAGCTTGTTCAGATTCAACTGGTGCTTCTTCAGGTTGTTCAGCTTCTGGAGCTTCACCACCTTCTTGCTCTTTCTCATTAATTTCAGCAATTTTACCATCAGCAATTACTAAAATTTGAGTTTCTGCTTCATATTCTCCATCTTCTGGAGCTACAAGCTCACCATTTTCATCTTCAACAAAAACTTCTTTACCAACTTCAGCTTCACCATCAATGATTAACTTCGCTTTGTCTGTTTCAATTTCAGCTAAGTTTAATACCATCTTAGCTAACTTGTAAAGTTTACTGTTCATTATAATGAAA